CCCACCCAGCATGAGGGAACTCACAAACCCGCCACCGGAACCAGCCGCACCATCAACGTACGCCTTCGTTGACGCATCAGTTGCAACAGTTGGGGTGCCAAGGTTGGTGATCTTGAAACCACCAGCAGCAAGGTTGCTGCCCAAAGTTGCGGTGTTCAACGTTGGTGACGTAAGAGTCTTGTTAGTCAACGTCTGCGTGTCCGTTGTGCCCACCACGCTCGACCCGTTCGCCAAACCGTGCACTGTTGCTGTCGCGGTGGACGCCGCGAGGCTGGTGTGCCTGTTCGCCTCATCCGCGTCGGTCGCGCTGAACGATGGCCAGATTGCGTCCCCCAGCGAATGCGCTGACGCGGTTGTCCCGTCCGCGCCACGCCCACCCGATGCGACGGTGACAATGTTCCCGGACCTAGCGGAGCACAACACCCGCTCCTCGCCCGCCGTGTTAGCGGCGATCGTGACAAAGAAGTTACCCGTCGCACCGGTAGGCCAGTTCGTCCCATCGGTGATCGTGATCGTTGTCGCAACGCTGCTGATGTTCGCTGACAGGGTTGTCGGCTTACCGCTGACATACTCCCGCCTCGTAGGCATGGTCATGAAAACATTCCCCTAACCACTCAACTGGCGTAACTGTGCCACCAGTATACCTTGGTGTGATCCTAATGTTACCCCCGACGCTTTCTCAGGCATCCACGTGAAATCGTCCATCACAACGGTGAACGTGTTCAAACCCTCCTGGTACTGGAAAACAATCTGCTCCGAATGCAGGTCAACAAGGCGACGGTACTCCTCCGCAACATCAAACCCGTAATCGGTTGACCCCAACAGCAACTGGTCGTACAACATCACGGGAACCTGCCAGCGTGACAACCGGACAGGCGCCGGGTACGCCCGCAGAACCCAACGTTTCAACTCAGGGCTGCTAGAACCAGAGGGCACCAACGTTGTGCGCACCTGAAACTCAATAGCCTTGATACCGTTCAAAAACGTTGGCGGGTCCGTCACATCCCCAGACGTGTCATGCGTTGAAACCTCTAGGAAATCATCGTTATCGTACTTGATCGCCAGACGGATAGTTCCCGGTTCAGCGGAATGCAAAACGTCAAGGAACACCGCAACCTTCGGGTCAACAATGCCGAACCCTGCCGCCCCACTTGTCAACGTTCCCTCACTGACAGGGGTTGCCGTGTCCTCCACGTACAAGCCCACACCGTTCACGGTGAACACCCGCTTATCCGACCATGTGGCCACCGCCTGCACCGTGCCCTGCGTTGTTGCCATCAGGTCGGAAGCGTACGCCGGTGTCAAAGTTGCGGTGAACTCGCTCAGATCAAGGCGGCCCAACCCTGTGCTGGTGCTGTCATAGTTGGTCCACCCGTACCACACGAACCTGTTCTGCGGTTCCAAGGAGTACACCGGGTTGGGAATCTCAACAAGCCCACCGATGATCAGGTTGCCCTCACTGTCAATGCTGGCAAGCCGCACCCCTAGGTCGCTGCCCAGCACCATGATCCCTAGGTACTCAACCATCACCTGCAACCGTTCACCGTCAGGCAAAGCGCCGGCGACAACGCCAACGGTCAAAGCGCTCGCGTCCTCAGCTAACTGGGTTTTGTAGATCAAACTTTTGTCACCCTGAAACCCGCCAAGGTAATGGTAAGCGTTACCCCCGGTTGCTGATGTCCACGTGAAACCTCGCGCTGTCAGGCTAACCACGACAGGGTTCACGCTTGCCGAGTGCGCCATCACCTTGTCCGTGGTGTCGTTCACGTTGTAAATCGCACCGTTCGACTGGGATGCGAAAAGGCGGTTCTTGTTCCACCACACCCCGTTCAACGTTTGCCCTGACACGGGTTGCGCGATACGCGCCGCTGTGCCCGGTGTGGATGACGTGTCAATTTGGAACACGCCCGCCTGTTTAGCGGCCCACACGAACTTCCCATCACTGGCCAAACCGACCACGTTACCCGTGCCGAACGCTGTCACCGTTGTGAAAGTGGAACCGTCGGTGGTGTACTTCACCCCCGTCCCATCGGAAAAGTACAGGTAGGAACCTGCGACAGCAATGTACAGGTTTGACCCTGTTGCTGCGACAGCGAGCGTTGTCCCGTTCAACAAGGTCAACTGGTACTTCGTCCACGGATCTACACCTTTGGACGTGTCAAACCTGTACGAGTCACTGTCGGGCCTGTCAAAATACGACTGCCCCGCTCCCCGGTGCCACGACTCGCTGGCCCGCCGCCACGACGACTCCGGTGACAACGTTGACTCCCCGGGCACGCTGCTGGAATCAGCTTGCGCCCGGAGAAGGGGAAGGCTGTCCCTGCGGAACGGGAACTGCGGGTTCAACATGTCCACCATGTACGGGCTACCATTCAACGCAATCGGGAACAACCCGGGCGTCAAAGAACTGGTACCAGCACCACCGTAGAACGCAGCACCGAAAGGGGTGCCCAACGTTAAAGAGTAGTACGCCACTACATGTCCTTCACCAGCGGGTGCAACGCTTCCAACCGGTTCCTCTCACTGAGAAGGCGCGCCCTCCGCTGCTCACGCAACCCAACCGCTGACCTAGTAACAGACCCCGACATCACCTCCGACGCGCGGCGCACATCACCCTGCGACTCCGTGAAATTACGTTTCACCTCCCGCCCGCTGAGAAGGTAAATAGCCGCCCCCAGCGGTGGCAAATCCCACGCCGACGAACGCAACCCGGTGCTCGCCTTCGTCGACCCCGTTGTTGACAACTGGGTGAACGGGGCACGGAACGTCACATAAATGCTGTACCCCTGATTGCCAGGCTCGTACATCATCAACGCCAGCCCGCTGCTGAAATCCGTTGACGGCACACTCCGCGACAAACGGTACTTGTCGGTGTGAACACGGGGCCACAGTTTGCTGTCATCCACCGTTTCATACCGCACCTCAATAACGCTCAACACGTCACTGCTGACACTGCTCATGTCATACCCGCTGACCACACTGTCATACGTGAACGTTTTGCTGACCACCTGAAACAAGCCGCTCTCAGGGCTGCTCAAATCGTGCAAATCAAAATTCAAAGCCCGGAAAATGTCATCATCCGTGAACCGTGGCTTAACCCGGACAACATCACCAACCGATGCGTTAGCGTCAACCGAACCTTCCTGCCCGCCGCTGACAGTCGCCGTTGTCCCGCTCGTTTCCCACACGTGGAAAGTGTTCCGCCCAATGCACAACCGGACACCCGGCTGCACCCCTTTCAACGGGAACTCGAAACTTAAACTGGTCCCACCAGCCGTGTACGCCGCATCCAGCCGGTTCAACTCCTCAACCTGCCCGGACAGCAGAACACCACGAGTCTCATCAATCCACGCCTGACCGGTTGTCACACGTCACCAACCGCTGGGGTGAAAACGCTGCGACCCGTTCCCTGCTCGAAAAAGTCCACAGCTTCCCGCAACTGCTGCTTACGCTCAGGGTAAGCCCGCCCCGACTCCACCTCGAAACGTGTGTCAGCCTGCGCTTCCAACTTGGCGCACCCATCAATCCTCGGCGGCTGCAACCCTTGCTCACGTAACCGCTTATACGCTGGCATGTCCACCGCCCACCTCGCCTCCCGGTTGCGTGTGCTCACACTCTCAACGGAACCGGGCAACCCTATCTGAACGTTCTTCGAACGCAACCATGCACCGTACGACCGCCACAGTGCACCATCCCGTGCGTACACGTGTCACCCCTGATCCTTACGGTACTCCCACAGTTTCTCCCCCACAATCAACGCCCGCTCAGGGCTTGCCACGATCTCCCAGTGCATCTCATCAGCCCGGCCACGACGCACCCACGACGACCGGCCACCCCACACCACCGCACCCTGCGTGAACTTCTCAATACGCCGGCACACCCGCCGCTGATCCTTTGTCATGCTGACACGGAACATGGGCCACAGGTCCCAGTTGATGTCCACCGCCGCCCCGGTGGCGTGCGTGCTCCACCGGTCGGATCCGGCGATGGGACGGTTGTTCCACGCCGCTGTTGTCTTTGGGTTCACCGGGGCCACCCACTGGTCCACCTGGTACACGATCCACGTCAGCAGGGGGGCAGCCTTCGGGTGGCAGGTGAGACGCACCCGGGGCAGAACCCCGGGCACGGTCACCACAACCATGTCAGAAAAAGCGGTGGGCGCTGACCAGTTGTTCGACGGTGGCCGTAAACGCCGGATCATGCCTCCGGTGTGTCATCAACGCCCACACCCTCCCAGTAATCCTCAGCCGTGTAATCGGGGGTAATGTTCATCAGGGCAAGACCGGGGCTCAGAATCGCGGCGAGCAGCGCAACCCACAGGGGGGCCATCTCATCCTGCAGCCACCCGTACGCGACGGCGATCGGGATCAGGGCGAGCGCGACACGGTACACCCACTTGCGGGCCTCAGCGGGAATGTGGAACATGCGAATTATCCTTTCAGGAAGTTGTTGACACCGATGAACGTTGCCACGATCATAGCGATTGTTGCCACAGCAGGCCAC